AATGTTGTTATGTCAACATAGTTTAATTCTGCAGATGTAGATGTTACACTTGCTAACTTATTCAATTCTGCAGCTGTAGCTGTCATTGTTGTAGAACCTATTACAAACCCGCTTGCTGGGACTGTTAGACTATTGGTCAACTCTATCCCATAAATTTCAACAGTTTCATTATCTCCAATTTTTTTTAAACTTCCACTTTCGTATACAACTAATTGATCAGTATAATCAGCCATTTTTAACTCCTTTTAAAATTTGTTATTACTTACATCTACTAAATATCATATTACAATTTAAAGTTTAACTTTGGCACTTTGTTTTATAAAAAAGTTTAATCTTTCATATAATATTAACGAAAGAGAGGTCTATTATGACTATTCTAAAAGAGCATGTTTCTTATTCTGAGGTAAAGCAATGGAAAGAGTGTGGATGGAGACATAAGCTTCTGTATATTGATAAAATGAGGACTTTTGAAGAAAGTCCTCATTTACACTATGGAACAATAATTCATGATGCATGTGAACATTTTCTTAAGACTAGAGAATTAAAATTGTATGAAACAAAGAAAAAAATTAAAGATGCTTGGGACGAACACGGTTTTGACTCTGAAGATTTTATACAATTACAAACTCAAAGGTCAGAAATTCAAGGGTGGAAGTATAAACATAGCAAATTAAAAGACTGGCTACAATGGGCTGACGCAAGTATTAATTCTCTTCCATCATTTATGGAAGAAACATTTCCCGGGTGGGAATGTGTTTCTGCTGAAGAGCCTTTATACGAAAATATAAACTCCATGACAACTAAATTTAAAGGATATATTGATTGTATAATAAAGGTTCCTAAGAAAGAAAAATATAAGTATTGGGTGCTTGATTGGAAAACTTCTAACGGTCGTGGATGGTCGTTAGACAAGCAAAGGGACTTCAACGTTCATGCTCAGGTGATATTATACAAACACTACTGGGCAACTAAAAATAATGTTGACATGAAAGACATTCAATGTGGTTTCGTTCTATTAAAAAAGTTAAAGACTGTTGGGAAAGCGTGTCAGCTAGTCAAAGTCTCTAGCGGACCTAAAAGCTTGGAAAAATCAAACAAACTCGTTAGAAGTATGATCAAGACAGTAGAGAAAAAGCTCTATTTAAAAAATAGAAACTCTTGTATGTTTTGTGATTTTAAAAACACAGATTACTGCATGTAGGTTTAAATGAAAAAGAAAAAAATTCTAGTAATATCTGATCATGCGTTATATCTAAGCGGTGTTGGCGTACAGACAAAATGTTTAATTGAAGGTCTAATAAAGAAAGGTGACATGACATTTATCCAGCTGGGTGGTGCTGTAAAGCATGATAGTTATGAAACTATAATGGTTACTGACGACTTTTATATAAAGCCCATCGATGGGTTTGGTGAACCATCAATTTTAAGATCTGTTCTTGTTAATGAAAAACCTGATGCGTTAGTAATATTTACAGACCCAAGATTTTTTACTTGGCTTTTTAATATGGAAGATGAAGTTCACCAGATATGTCCTATATTATGGTGGCATGTTTGGGACAACAGGCCTACTCCTCGTTTTAACGATTGGATGTACGAAGCTACAGATGTCATTAATTGTCATTCATACCTAACATATCAAATGTGCAGCGAGAATTTTCCACAAAAAACAAATTTTATTCCACATTCTTTTCCAAAAGAAATGTTCTATAGACTAAAAAAAGACAATATACAACGAGAAAAAGAAAGAATTCTAGGGCAAGAGAGAAAAGATAATTTTGTTTGTTTATGGATGAATAGAAACTGCAAAAGAAAACGTCCTGCTGATGTTTTGTATTCTTGGTCAAAGTTCTTGAAGCTTATTACTGGCGAAGAAGAAGGTAATGTTACGCTGTTATTACACACAGATCCAAAAGACAAAGCGGGCAACAATCTTATTGAAATAGCAAAAAGTTTAAATATATTACACACAGTTGCTTTTTCAACACAAAAGTTAGATACAAGTTTTATTAATATTTTGCACAACATTTCAGATGTAACATTAAATATTAGTTTTAATGAAGGTTTTGGACTGACGACTCTAGAATCTATGATGACAGGAACACCTATAATTGCTACAAAGACTGGCGGTTTGTATCGACAAGTTGTCGATTATAGAGATAATACTGAAAATGGCGTGGCACTCGATCCGGATGTAACCTCAATGTCAGGTAATCAGAACGTAACTTCCATTTTTGAAGACTATGTTAGCTGTGATAACGTAGCAAAGGCAATTAATAAGTTTTTCAATATGTCAATTGAAGAAAAAAATATTTTAAGTAAAAAAGTTGAAGATTATGCAATTTTTGAATTTAACTACGAAGACACAGTTAATGATTGGCATGAATCTTTAAACAAAGCTATAAAGGAGTTTGAATGTCAAAAGAAAATGATAAGAACAAAAATAGTCTACCTTTAGTTAAAAAAGTCTTGTTAAAAGGACCAATACTGACAAATTCTGGATACGGCGTGCATACAAGGCAGGTATTTGAAGCGCTTAGGGAAGTTGAAAATATTGATTTACATGTTCAACCAACGCAATGGGGGAATACTTCTTGGTTCCTCACAGACGACATTAGCGACGTAAATGTATCACAGATAGCCTCATATTGTCAAAAAAATAACAGCAGTAAGCTGTTTGACGTCTCATATCAAGTATTACTACCAAGCGAGTGGAAAAACCTTGCTATGAAAAACGTCGGTATCACTGCAGGGTTTGAGGCAGATGTTGTTAAAGAGTCATGGATATCAAGTTGTAATGATATGGATATGGTTATTGTGCCATCTGAGTTTTCTAAGAGCGCTTTTACTAAAACTTCAGACTTAAGTGGAACAAAGCTCAAGACCAGAATAGACATAGTAAACGAATGGTATTATAAAGATTTCGATAATATAACTGCAGATAGTAGTTTTCTTAATGATCTAAGACAAGAAGATAATATCTTAATATTCGGTCAATTAACAAGTGATAACGAAATTTATGATAGAAAGAATATTCTTAAAACTATAAGGTGCGCTTATAATTTTTCGATGAAAAATGAAGGTGTAGGTATTGTGTTAAAAATCAATAAAGGAAGGTATACGAAAAGTGACTTTAATCTTGTTAAAGAAAGCATCAAGTCTATCTTAGGTGATATTGAATGTAACAAGTTATGTATTGTTTACGGATCACTTGACATAAAAGAACTTAAAAAGTTATATGAAAGTAAAAACATATCATGCATGCTTTCAGGAACAAGAGCAGAAGGGTGGGGTTTACCATTTATTGAAGCAGCATCATGTGGACTCCCAATTATTGCAACTAATCATTCAGCGTATAAAGAGTTTTTAGAAGATGATTTTGTTAAAGTTGACTTTAATCTTGTTAAGCTTAATCAAGGTAAAGACTTTGTTGATAAAGATAAGACAGCACTTTGGGCAGATTTTTCTGAGTCTGATATGTCTAATAAACTTAGAGAATTTTTCAATAACAAAAAAAAATATCAACAAATTGCTTTGAATAGACAAAAAATAATTAAACAATCATACAATTCTAGTAAAATTATAAAAGATTATAAAAAATTATTCGAGAATTATAAATGACTGTATTGTTTGCTATATTATTATTGCTTTTAATGACTTCAACATATTTCTGTGTCAAGTTTGCCTTAGTTATTATTAATATTAAAGATTCGTTAGAAGAGTCTTTAGAAAAAATAGATGCTAAGCATGACAAAATATCAGAAATATTAGAGATTCCTTTGTTTTATGATAGTCCAGAAGTTCGTAGGACTTTGAACGAAATAAAAGAAGTACAAGAAATCATTCTAGAAGTATCTGATTCTTTGGCAAATGCTTATAACAGCAGCAAAAAGGATCAAAATGACTGAAGTCGTGAAGGTTAAGAAAAAGAGAAAAAAAAGAAATTATTTTACGTTAGAGACACAAGAAAAGATTGTTGAATACCAGAATTGTAACGTAAAAAACATTAGAGACGAGATATATGTAGAACACATAATGCCTGCCTTTACAGAACTAGTAAATAGTCTAGTTGCTGTGTATAAATTTAAAGCTTCTAATGAAGATATTAGTCACTTAAAAAATGATTGCGCTACATTTTTATTTGAAACGCTATATAAATGGAATCCAGACAAGGGCACAAAAGCTTTTTCCTATTTTAATGTTGTTGCCAAAAACTGGCTAACAATAAATTCTAGAAGATTGATGAAAAATGCAAAAAGAAATATTTCTATTGATTGTTCTGAAAGCTTGACGATTGCTGACAAGAGAACATTGTCAAAGGTCAGTATAGAGTTATCTCCTGAGGATATAGAAAGTAAGAACAATAGGCCGGCTGCTATAATTGAAATGTTCAGTTATATCGAAAAGCTGCTTAAACGAGAAAGAGATGTTAAATGCGTTAAAGCTTTAATACATTTGTTTGAAAATATAGATAATTTAGATTACTTAAATAAAAGAGCAGTTTTTGTCTATTTAAGAGAAATCTCAGGATTGAATAGTGCCGAACTGAGTTCTTCTCTTTCTACTATAAGAAAACATGCAAGCAAAGTTGTAGGTATTGATAATATGTTTGACATATATAGTTAAGAGGTGATTCTATGAAAGAAAATCAAATTGAATCTTTGTCAAAGAAGTTTGACAAAGTTGAAAAAAAAGAAAAGCAGATTAAAAACTTTGCGAGTATTTTAGAGGGTATCAATACGTTAGAAGACAAGAAAAAGATGCTCTGGAAGGAGATATATGAAAATGCTTTAGAAGATAGAGAAAAAGCTAAAATACTTTTCAGTGATGCATATATTTCAATGTCAGGTGCTGGAATGAACGAGCACATGAATATTGGCGCAATAATGTCAAAATATATCGAAAGAATGAGCAAGTCAAATGATCAAATATTGAAAATTGCTGAGCTGGTTTCAAAAGAAGAAGAAAAATCTGCTGAAGTCTCTGTAGAAGATATATTTGATAAGATAAACAATTAAGGGCATTTGATATGTTTTTTCATGCTAAAGTCATTTATATCATAAAAGAGTTCGCTGGTGATTATAATAGAATTATTCAAGACTTAGATACTCTAAAAATTTTAGAAGATTTCTTTCCAAACTTTAACAAAAGTTTTAGTTATAAAAGATTTATTACATCACTACCCGCAAATACTGTACTATGCTCTTTGGAGAATACCAGCACTAAAATTATTAGTGAGAAAACAAACAATGTAGCAATTCCATTTATTTCTTCACATATATCTACACCTATTAAAGTTGGTGAAACTATCTGGTTTTATAGACACTTACATAATAAACTTGATGGTTATTATTTAGGCAGAGTTCACAGTCTTTTAAATACCGAAGATACTTCTTATACTTTCTCTGATAGAGAAAGATTTTTATCGACCAAAGATCATATACAGTCAATCAAAAGCAACAAAAGAGGAATATCAGGGCACCTAGAGTCTAGTAGTAACTATAAAAAGACAAACGACATATTGTTTAGTCTTGATTTAAATCAGCATAAAATACTTTCAAAAATTAACAATCACTATCAAGAAGAGATTAAGCGTCTAGATTTAAAACCTTCCACAGATGTTTATTTTAATGCAGAAGACACAGTGTTACAAGGATCTTATAATAACTTTATTAATCTTACTTCTTCTAATGTAAGCAAAAACAAGAGTACAATTGAGATAGTAGCAGGTGCTAGTGAAAGAAAAAAATCTTTTGACTACATTACAGAATTGTCAGTTGAAAATTGCGATGAAAATGAAACAAAAAATACTGATTTAATTGATGTTCATATCTACAAAGAGTTAAGTCCAGTTGCGTCTAACGATTTTTTTTCTGAAAGATTGAAGTCTTCAAATTGTTTTTTTAATCCTGAAAATATTAGTGAAAACATCTTGACAAATATCGATGTTGTCTCTAAAAGAGAAACTTTTGATGACAGCTCGAGTTTTATAGTTTCTGAATTTGGTGAAAATAATTATTCCATATTAACAAAATTTAAAGAGAGAATACCTGTTGTTACAAGCAATATCAATACGTTTGATAATACAAGTATACAAGTTGATAAAAACAATGCAGAAAAGTCATACAAAACTAAAAACAATAAAAGTATCTCTTCACTAATCCCAAGTAACTTAAAAGAGATACCGTCCATTACAGGAGTTTCAGATAGCATAACTTTTTGTTTACATCAAAATTCTCCTGGCTCAATATCATTAATCAATCCAAACTCTTCAGATAATATTCCGAGTCAAGTAAATATAAATAACTTAGGGCAAATTAATTTAGATTCCCAAAAAATAATTATTGGGGATAATGCTAGAAGTTTAGGCGAGCCTCACGTATTCTTGAGTCTTTCGAATAATATGCATAGTATTGTTCTAGGCGAGCAATTAAAAGATTTCATTGAAGAGCTTTTAAGCGTGCAAAAAGAAAGTATTGATTTGATAAAAGAATTGTTTAAGGAATCGCATGCGACAAACGAAAATCTTTTTAATGTTTTAAATGATATTTCAACTTCTTACGAAAGCATATCAACAGTTGTTAGCGCAGCTTCTTCAGCATTACCTCCCTTAGGAAGCATTTCTTCGTCTTTTTCTTTGCAAAAACAGCTAATAGATAGTTCTTTATACAAAGTTAACAATGATAAATTTCAAAGCAGAATAAAAGATTTTAAAGCTAGCAAAGAAGAAGATTTATATAAGCGATTAGAAAATATTGAAAATAATTTAGAAAAAATGTTAAGCAAATTCACCAAATCGTCTTGATTAATATTAAAACTTCATATTTAGTAAAAAGATTATATTAAGTAAGACAACAAAACAAGGTAAAAAATGTCAAAAATTGCTTTTAAAAGAACAGGCAAAGCTGTTAAAGACTTTATTAAAAAAGAAAAGTATAAATCAAAATTAGAAAATTTTTCGAAAAAGCCCGTAGGTATAAAACTGCCTTTGCGTTCTTCCACGAAAGATAGTGCTGCTATGTTTGAAATGACATACAATATAGGTGATCAAATCGAAGTAAATCTAAAAAACTTGATATTGACACGAAAAGGAGAGTATCTAGGAATGCCTGACTTTGGCACAAACTTAATTGATGTATACAATGCAACAGATATTAAAAACATAGAAGACATTGCAATGAAAGAAATAAAACAGGCTGTTAGTAGTTTTATGCCTTTTGTTAATCTTACAAACTTTTCTAGTGTTTTAATAAAAGAAACTTATGATAATCCTGACTTTTATGAAATTAAAATAGATTATATTGTTAGCGAGATAGAAGAAGAAAGACAAATGATAATTAAATTATTAACTTCGAGGTAAAAACATGTCTAATGTAAGTATTATTAACAAAGAGCGTAAGTATTTCAATAGAAATCGGCTTATTAACAAAAACAAAGAGGAGTTTAAGACTGAACTTTTAGGATATGCTAGAGCAAACTTTAAAGATCAGATTACTGATTTCTCTGAAGCTTCACTAGGAGGTATGCTTTTAGACTTCGCTGCAATTGTAGGTGAATCTTTAACTTATTATGTTGATCAACAAATAAATGAGCTTGATTATGAAACAGCAATTACAGAAAATGGTCTATTACAACATATTAAAAAAGCAAACCTGACAGCAGGATTTGCTTCGCCATCTAGCGTTATTGTAGACTTTTTAATTTTAGCCCCTGTAGATGTTACTAATAGTGAGCAGACACTGCCAGACACAGACTATTTACCTATAATAAAGAAAGGAACAGAAATGTCAACCAACAGTGGCATAAATTTCATCCTCTCTGAAGACGTTGATTTCCAAAAAGACTACAAAACAAAAGAAACAATAACGTCTAGTGGAAGCTCTTATTTGCTTTTAGAAAAAAGTGCAATTGCAACTTCTGGTAATATAACTTTTGAAAGCTTTTCTTTTAATTTAGACGAAGAAGAAAACTTTTTGTCATACACCTTAGAAAACGAGAATATTACAAAAATAATAAAAGTTGAAGACAATGACTCTTTTATAAACGAGTATTACGAAGTTGAATTTTTATCACAAGACACAGTTTATGAAAAAGTTAAAAACAACAGAGAGACTTACTTTAACGTGAGGCCTGCACCTTTTCGTTATATCTTGGAAAGAGATTATGAAGATGGTCTTACAACTGTAAGATTTGGTAATGGAAATAATCAAATAAATGAAGACGGTTTGTTAACAAATCCAGAAGAGCTATCATTGCCTATTAAGTCAAGAGACTATTTCAACAATATATCCTTAGACCCGAAAAACTTAATTAGCAGTCCAAGTTTAGGTGTATCTCCGGTTGGTAAGACAATAACAGTTAAGTATATTCATGGTGGAGGACAAGATCATAATATACTAGCAAGAGACATATCTGAAATTAAAAATTTAAATTATTCTTTTCCTAATTTGGAAGATATTGATACAAAAGCAATTATTGTAATTAATTCTATGTCTATTACAAACAAAGACAAAGCAGTTGGTGGAACTGACCCACTTTCACTTGAAGAGTTAAGGGGAGTAATACCTTCAGCGATGAAAATGCAATCCAGGATTGTTAATCATGAAGACTTGATTTCTAGACTTTATAGCATGCCTTCAGACTTCGGAAGGATAAGTAAGGTATCGATTTTAGATAATATGCATACAAAAAATGCAAAAGATTTGTGTATAACATGTAAAGATTTGAGCTCAAATTACGTAAATGCAAGTAATGCATTGAAATTTAATATATCAAACTTTATTAATGAATTTAGAGTCATAGGTGATACTTTTAATATTGTTGATGCAAAAGTTTTCAATATAAGCGTTTTTTTAAAGATCAAAGTTTCAAGTAATTACGACCCAGAAACTGTGGTTACAGATGTAAAAGACAAGATATTTACACTCATGATGTTTGAAAAACTTCAAATTGGTGAATCAATTAATGTAAATAAAATAGTAAAGATTGCCTTAGATACTCCTGGAGTTTTAACAATATCTTCAAATTTTAAAAATATAGTAAGAACAAAAACAAATGAAAACAATACTTTTAGTAATAGAATGTATAATGATAATTCGTTTTCTTCAATAGACAATTATGAAGAAGGCATTCTCTACTCACCTAGAGGAGGCATATTCCAGTTAAAGTATCAAGAAGATATCGAAGTTATTACTGGTTAGTGAGAAAAACATGATAATAATACAAAATCCTACAAAAGATACATACGTAACTGATATTGAGGTTGGTGTTAACAAAGGCGTTAATGCAAATGTTGGTCAGTCTTCAACTTTAGATTTATTTAAAATAGCTAGCGAAAACAGTAATTCTAAATCAAGAGCACTAGTAAAAATTATTACCAATCCAAACGATGGTGATACTATTACTTTGATCGATTCATCTGGAACAAGTAAAACGTTTGAATACAATAACAATGGAGTTGTTTCTCAAGTAGATAATATTCCTATTTCTATAGGCATCGACATACAAACAACAGTAATCAACACTGTAAACACGATTAACAACGTTTTAAACTTTAGCATTACTACAAGTAAACTATACAGTGATACTGTTATGTTAAAACAGGACAATCCTGGCATTTCTGGTGACACTGTAGTGACTGTTGCTGCAGGAGTTGTGCCTAACGAAAGAATTACACATAAAGATTTTATTAGATTTGAGCATAGTGCTTGTCTAATAGAATTCGATCTTGAAGGTTTAAAAGATAGACATTTAAGTGAAGGAAATATTGCAAATTCTGTTTTTAACAGTAAAGATGATTTTAAAGCCTATATTAATCTTATAGATGTAGGAAAGTCTTCAACTAGACCGAATGACTTTAAACTAAAACTAAGTTTGCTTAATAACAGCTTCAAAGAGGGCTTTGGGAAAGATGTAGTTCATTTCTCAGACTTAGATGATGCTAACTTTAAAACAATAAATAGCAAAAACAATACAGAATGGGTAACTGAAGGTATTGTCTCTGAGGGTGATTTATTTGTTGACACAGTGAATCCCGAGAATACTACGTTCGAATTTTATTTTGAAAATGGAACAGAAAACTTAAAAATTAACATTACAAACTATTTACATGAATACTTTAAAGAAACTGTAGACTACAATAAAACTTCTTTTGTTTTGTACTTTGATAACGACTATTTGTTTGATATATATACATATTTTGTAAAAAGATTTGGAAGTAGAAATCTAAAAAACAAAGCAAGTATACCACAATTACAACTTCACATTAAAGATACAAAAATTGAAAATGTTATTGTTGAAAAGAAAAGATATTTTGACAATGAAGAAAACTTTTTCTTGCTTAACATAAAAGGAAACAAACTGAAAAAGTTTATTGATAATGTCGCTGTAAAGTTAGACATAAAATATACAGATTCTTCGGGAAACGATTTGATAGATAAAACGTATACTGGGACTTCGATTTACAATTATAAAGGTGATAAAGTTGTTGGAATAAAGAAGTTTTTAATAACTGATACAGATATAACACAACAAATTAGCAATTCAACTTTTCAAAGTAGTCTAGAAAGCTTTGGTTATAACTCGTTAAGTTTTAGATACTACTATGATAATGTTGGTATTGAAACATTAATAAAAAAAGACACAGTTAAGTTTTTCTTGTCAGAAAGTGACATCAATGAAATTTCATTTAGCAATAGAAATATTAGAGTATCAATTGACTTGTTACAAAGAGAACTAAGGGCTGATAATTCGACGATTTCTCTTAAAACAAGCTTTATAGATACAAACAAACAGCATAAGTCTGTAAATGTTGCATCACAACTATACTCAGAGGATTTAGGCGAAATAACATATGAAATGTATGACGTAGATTCTGGAACAACGTTGATTGAGGATAATGACGAGTTTACATTACTTAATTTCAATGGAAAGCATTACATTCTAAATCTTTTTGCATCAGAAAATTTTATTAATAAAAGAGTTAATTTTAAATTTAGTTACAAAGACCCGACTACAGGTTTATCAAAAATAGTATCTAATGATAATATTACAATAAGGTTTACACAATGATTAACAATCTATCTGGTAGGCATATTGTGGCAAATTCTCTATCTGACTCTAACAAAAAAAGATCAAACAATAGATATGTTTCATCTAACAATTTACTTGAAAGTAAAGACTTTAAAACTTTCCTAGACCTATACTTAAGTGGAAATTCAGAATTCTTTGAAAGACTAGACGGCTATGATGGATTTATAAGCACACAGCAAATTGAAAGTGTTGACTATGATAGTTTTGCTGAACATGTTTTTTTTGATTCTGCAGTAGAGAAAGTTTTCTATTCTTTCGAAAAAGCAATCAGCGATTTCCCGTATGATTCTACAAAACATAACTTAGGACAATATATTAAAAAACTAGACGGATTTACAAAGTTCGTCCTTGATAAGAAAGTTGCAAAATCATTAAACTATATGCATTTTTCGAACGACAGATGCATCTTTATAAAAGATAAAAGAGGACATCTTTTAAATGACTATGAAGGTAGTAGCTTTTTAAACAACTTTAATCCAAAAGAAAAAGGTTTTAACTTTGATTTCTGGATAAACCCGCTTACAGACGATCAAACTGATCACACTACTACTGAATGGGTGTTTCATAAGTTTGATAATAATCAAGGTTTTAAGATTTATACTTCAGAATATGATACTGTAAATGGTATTTGCAATATTAATATACAAATTTCAAAAAGCAATGATGAATATGTTGTGTGTACTATTCCTTTAATAACAGACAAATTTCAGCATATAAGTTTTATCATTGAAGAAACTGTAAACGAAGGCAAACATGTCAAGGTTTATATTAATGGTAAATTAAAAAACTACAATTTTGTTATTGATGATATCTCTTTAGATTTTAAGACTATCGAATTCAATCAAGCTGATATTTTTATTGGTAATAGCAAAGATGATAGTAAAGCTGGATTTAATGGATTAATTGATGAGTTTAGATTTTTTATAAGCAATCAAAGAAGTGAAATCAGAATTTTAGAAGAAACAAGTGAGAATATTCATTCACAAGAAGGATTAATACTATACTTTAGAATGAACGAGCCATCAGGTATATACTCAAATAACAATGTGATAATAGACTACTCAGGAAACAAACTACATGGTGAAGTAAAAAAAATAGTGAGCGGTAGCGTTGAAATCATTGATGACTATAGTAGAAATGGGCCTGTAGATGATAATTCTACACCTTTGAAGTACGAAAAAGAGTCTTATAACCCAATTCTGTTTTCCTATTTTTCTCAAACAAACAAAGACATAATTCTAGAAAATGCCAGAGAGTACGATTTGATAAACCCTAACTCTTTTTGGAAACTTTTTCCCAAGAATATATTCCTTGAAGGCTCAGACTATGACAACACAAGTCTTGTTTACATTAATGAAAATGCAAAAAAATCCAGTAAAACTTTTGGTCATGAGAGAAGTCAGAATCAAGAAATAATTAAGCTTTTGTCTATCTGGGCAAGGTTTTTTGACCAAATAAAAATGTATATTGATAACCTGTCTGAAATGTTAAATCTTAACTATGATACATTGGCTAAAAACAAGAAAATAGACGGTATGATACTACCTTTTGCACTTAATCAGCTTGGATTTAAATTTAGAGAGTTATACGCTTTTCCAATAAGTCAAAAATTAAACGGGAAAAACCTGTCTTATGATGAGGTTATGTCAACACTAAATATTAGACAGATTCAAAACATTCTATGGAAAAGATTTATGTTAAATTCTAAAGACTATTTAATGTCTAAGGGAACGCATAGAAGTATTA